AATTTGGAGGCGGTGTTAGGTCCCGCCGAATGTCCCGAAATCGTAATTGCATCGCTCCGGGGGCGCCCTTCGTCTGTCGATCTTGTTTGCAGGTCCGATTCCTTTTCTCCTGCGGCCGTAGGCAGGTGCGCCGGTTTTGCCGAATCCGACCGTAAAACTCTTTTGCAGATCTTTCGAGGTCGGAAGAGGATTCAGTGGCGTATCGATTCGCTGCCCTGTGTCTGTTTTCTCGGAGGAGCGGTGTGCTAAAAGTATGTACCGTATTTGTGAAAAGGGCATACTCCACAATCCCCCGCGGTTTTTGTGTGATTTCCACCGCGCAGCAACTAAAGGTTGGCCGCAGAACGAATCGTGTGCGATTCTGTTTTCGGCACCCGGGATCTCTGTTTCTGACCCAGAAACGACACCGAACCTCTGGAAACAGAAGCCTGTCTTGCCTGGCAGGTCATTTCCGATTACAAAAGTAGAGTTTATTCGCGTAATAACCAAACAAAAAAGCGCAATTCCCCCCCCCGGAAAAAAGTCTATATTTCAAGCTTTTACGACTGAAAAACGCATTTGTTGTGTCTTAATATGCAATCCAATGGGTTTTTTGTTCTATTGGCTTCTGCCTCCGCTATTTCGCCTGACAAGCCTGGTTTTGGAACGGTCTGTGTAATTATCCGATCTGGTTTGTTGAGGTTATCCCTCTGTTTTTCGGTTGAATAGCCTGCGTTTGTATTGGAAACCCTATTTCCCGATTTTATCGGAAGGTAGCGAAAGTATCTTCGAATAGAGGATCCGGGCGCAGGCAATCCGCTATGGCCGGGAGATGAATGACAACGATCGGATTTGATTTTTTTCCGTTGGCGTGCGTGGGCTTTTTGCACCGATTGAGAAGATAACTTTACGTCGTTGTTCGAATAAAAAAATAGGGTCGGAGTAAACTCAATCCTGTTTTATCGTTTTCCCGGTCCATCCGGGTATCTTTTGTTCTGCGGAGAGAAGGGGATTGACTTCGTGTTACCACGTGCCGCTCGTCCTTCCCATAATGGAAGAGTCCCTGCAAAGTCGATGAATAAACGGAATCCGCTCTTTACACGGATACTTTTTCACTTTTCCGGAGTGCGGGAACTCGCTTGCAGACGCTCTGGAAAAATAAAAAGGTTACGCATCTGTCGTAACCTTTTTTATTTGTAAAATCTTAATTTGCGGAGAGTGGGGGATTCGAACCCCCGGTACAGTAATCCCGTACGTCAGTTTAGCAAACCGGAGAACTGAAAAATTTTATACAAATAATTCTTGCGATTTTTTGTGTCTGTTCTCGTGCTTGTATCTTACACTGCAAAAGTAAGTTATAAATTTATATTATGCAAATAATATGATAGGGAAAATTATGTATCTATGTAGAAAATATCGGGATGAAATTATTTTTGGAAAACTATTAGAAAACCTTTTGGATATGAAAAAACCACCGAAAAAATCGGTGGTTTTCATTTTGCGGAGAGGACGAGATTCGAACTCGTGGTGCGAGTTACCTCGCACGCCGGTTTAGCAAACCGGTGGTATAAGCCACTCACCCACCTCTCCGGGCCTGCTTATACCCCATAATCGGGAAGCGGGAACAAAAGTAAGGCAAAAATGCCAAAATACCAAATATTGCGGGCAAGAATTTTTTTAGATGAGTAGAATCGGAGTGATCTCAAAAATAAATAAAAACCAAGAGGGTGTAGCAAACAGTTCTAACCAATGACAGTACCGCCTTTCGGGGTTCCAGTTTTTACCAATGACAGATGGCTCAGCATCCAGTCTTAACCGATACATTTGCGCTCCCTCTTGGAGACCTATTTTGTGATGCGACTTCTTCTTTCAGGGCTTTTCATCAAATAGTAAACTTTGTTGAGACCGTATTTACGGACGATTATCACTCGTTGAGGCAGAATTGGTCCTAATAATGTTCGTTGTAAATGCGGCGGCTCGGTCTCGGACCGACAAAAACACAATCCGAGGTTTACCGAGGCGTAAAAATCGCTTGCCGTAGTTCGAGACATATCCAATGATACTCTGCGACGAATGGTACTTATTTTAAGGAAACCGTCTTTAACTTGTGTCCCTTGTAGCGTGTCGATCGGAAGAACCGTATATATTTTTGGTGTCTGATATTGTATTTGATACATATAAATAAAACGTCTGGCAATCGTTTCCAGATCATACGGAAACTTGATCCATTCTCCGTGATATTCCGAAATTAAGTCGGCGACAGCCACTGGTACTGTGTCGTTCCATGTCCAACGTGGGTGGTCATTGAATTTTTCGGTAAATACGGTTTTCTGCGGATACCGTTCTTGTGAAGAAAGTTTATAGGACGGGTTTCCCACGATATGCCAACCTATTTGTTTTTTTGTGGGCTTTTGCATGATTATTTTATGTGAACGGGAATTACACCTTGCCAGCCCGATATATAAGTTGGGTAAGATTCGATTGAAATGTTCGAGACTGCATAGCGGACGGAAATAAATGTCGCCGTTCATTATTGCCGCTGTCTCGTTCGTAAAATGTGTGCTTTTATCCTGTCGTTTGTAACTTATTTTCACGATTAGTCCGGGCAATATTCCGTTATCGGGCGATTCTCCCGATACCGTTGATGCCGGGACATAGAGCTTGTGCGTAGCAGGGTCTTTCTTTACCTCAACGGTATATTCCACGGTTTTGCTTGCGGCCTTTATGCCTCCGAGTACGGTTTCCGATGCTGCGGGCAGCGAATATGGGGCCGGAATATCGGGTTTGTTATTGAGGTCATTGTAGTCGTTGCTGGTTGCTACGGCTCCGAGTTTTGGAATTTGGGGATAGTCTGGCACGTATAATTTGTGTGTGTTGGGGTCTATGCGTACTTCGACGCTGTATCCGTCGGTTTTCCCCTCGGCTTTTATCCCGCCCAGCTCTGTGGCCGATGCCGGAAGAATCTCTTTCGAGCAATATTCCAGACTGTTCCACCTCGTTACGCCGTCGCCGAATTTCATACGCCGTGTATCGAGTTCTATGCCGAGTTCTCCTTCCCGTAATATGGGATTGACTTCTGCCCAGCGAGCCGCTGTCGCCCGCCTGTGTTGAAATCGGGTGTGTATGGTTATCAGTTCATTCATCATGCGTTTCCTCCATCCATTACAAAGGTGTTTGCGGTGTCTTGCAAGTAATTGGTTACTCGCTCATTCGTATAGTAAAGATTTTTTTTGCCCTCGTTCACATTGTCGGTCGTAAGTGTTTGCTGAGGGATCAGTGCCTCGTTGAGCTTTCCGCCCTCCCCGATTACGGGTATTTGTCCTGCTTCGGTGCCCGTGTTGCACGCGGCCGCCGTTCCTGCGTCTTTAATTTTAGATAAAGACAGCTCAGGGATGTCCTGTTCTTCGAGTGGTTTCAACGATGTTTCGATAGATATGTCCTTACTACCGTCGAAGGTCGTGTTTCCCGTGATGGCTCCTGCCAATGTAACAGCTCGGGCCGTTTTGAGCTTGTCGGCTGAGAGTGCCTTATCGACATATCCGGTCTTGGCACCGGCTTCGCTTTCCTTTGCAAAATCCTTTGCCAGCATCGCCCCTTTTGCTGCGAGAGCCTCGGCCGTGATGAGTTGGAGCCACTCGCGGTTGTCGCTCTCCCGTTGGATCAATATGTAGATTTCGGGAGAGGACGCAGAAAGGTCGATCCAAAATGTCCCCTCCTCGTAGGTATGTTGGCTTCCATCCGAAGGCGCCGTGCTCTGAATGATAACGGATTGTCCGCCGAATTTGGGGAGGTCGTTCCATTTCGTCGAGCCATCGCCGAATTTGAGGTAGAGTTTGTCTGTACTATATCCGGCTTCGCCTTTCAGCAGCACGGGATTCGCCGATACCCAATTCGCTTCGGTATCGTTGCGGACGATGATTTTGCTTTTTACCGTTATCGTGGCCATGTAGTTTAGAATTGTGCGTTTCCGCCGTCGATTATTTTGATGTCGTTGTAGTCGGGGCCGACCGTGCGATAGTTTTGTGCCGGCGCGTCCCAGCGATAAAACCGGTTCGTTGATTCATCCAGATAGAGCATGTCGTTATTCCCCTGTTTCGGGAAGGTAGCCAGCGATGCGTAACTGCGGAATGCGACGGCCGGTACTCCGGTATTTCGGCCTCCGATCCACCAATTTCCATCCTTGCCGATTTCCGGCGTCAATCCGTCTGTTCCATCTTCACCGTCTTTCCCGTCGATGCCTATGCGGTTTGCGAAGTCGAAATAAAGTCGGTGAGAAAGAGCCGAGCCGTCGGTTACGGACAAATCGCCTTGTTGCAATATGCAGAGTAGTTTCATAGCCTTGCTTTGACAAGCGGAACCGTGCGCCGTTCGGCTTTCATTACCGTATCGGTCTGCGTATCATGTAATTCGACGGTAAGGACAATTTCGCCTTCCTCCATTTCCTCGGTCGCCGAGGCCGGAATATTTACGAAGTAGCGAGCGCTGTCGCGTCGCTCGATTTTCAGTTCGTATTCCGCAGCGGTTCCGGCAATCGCTTTCGGGCCGTGTTTGGATGTCGATAACAACAGTACGATGCGGTAACGGTCGAGGTTGTCGAGCCACGCAGAGGGAATCGTTTCGGGCAATTCCTCTGGTAATTCCACGTCGTCCCTCAACGCGGTAATCAGCAGGGCGAAGCTCGTTCCTGCAATAATCGTATGGGCACGGCAACTCTCCATAACTATAATCTTCGTCGCACGATGATTCCGATAATCACTCCGGCCAGCAGTCCCCATGCGATTTTTCCCGACATGTTCCAGAACCGCTGCCACCATGTGAGGGGCATCGGTACGGGTACTTCGATCCGCTCTTGTTCCTGCCGGACGATCGTACTCGTCGCCGTTGTGTCCGTAATCTCGACGGGGACGATTTCGGACTTCTCTTGCGGCTTATTCCGTAAGTCGTGATATAATTTTCCGTCGGGACGTATGAAGGCATCGGAGGCGGCATATTTCGTTTCGAGGTGCGATGTATCGGATGGCTCGGCTATTACGCTCGTTTGCTGATCGGGAATATGTACGATGACCGGAACATATTTTATTTGCGTTCGAATCCGGATTTTCTCGTCTATCCGCACGCTATCGGTCTGGCGGCTTTGCACCAATACCCTGCTGGGTGAACAACTTACCATGCAGAGCGAGGCTATGAGTAAGGCGCGTTTCATGATGTATCAGAGTTTTCCGTAATATTTGACGAACGCGAACCAACGGCGCGAGGACAGGTAATCGGCCTCGGCTTCGTGCGCGTATGCCTCCATCTCAAAGGCGGAAGCGTGGTAGGCTGCGTCGTTCCATCGGTCGCGTGCATCGCCTCGGAGAATGTGATAGACGTAAGAAATCAGCCATTCGACCCCATACAACAGGTAGAAGGTCGTCGGCACGAACAACAGCCACCATGCGGATACATGGCCGCCCAGCAACGCGGATCCTACATGGAGAAGAAACCACAATACGACGCTGGCGGCGAGACATTCCCAATATTGCCGCACATGAATCCCCTCATGCCGTTTCACTTTTTCAGACAATGCGGTGTACTCGGTCAGCACGACGCCGAAGAACATGCAGGTTTTGAACGAGCCGAACAACAGGCTCTTTGCGAGTTTGGAATCGTAATAGATTTTCATAGTGACAGGTTATTTGTTTCGGTGATATTCGATACAGCGAAGCAGCGCCGAAACGTGCATATCGGCTACATGTTTGCGGCCCTCCTCCGAGAGAATTAGCCGGCAATCGGCCTCCGTGTCCATAAAGAAATTCTCGGTGATAATGGCCGGGCAGGTCGTATGTCGGAGCAGATAAAAATGCGCCTCTTTGTCCGGGTCGCCGTCCGTCGTGTCCATACGCATCCTCTGTTCGGGAAATGCACGGGCGGCTTCTTCGTAAAAGATCGTCGCATAGTTATCCGCTTCCGTTTCTCCGACGGATGTCCACGCTTCCCATCCCGTGCCGCCTCCGGCGTTGGCATGAATCGAGACGAGCAGACAATTTTCCGGGCCGACCTGTGCGGCGATCTCGTTCACACGGCGGGTGCGTTCCGCCAGCGGAATATCGTCGATTTCGGGAACGACCGGCACGCTGTCGGCCCCGCGTGCGGTCAGCGCCTCATGCACTCGTCGGGCGATGTCCCTGTTAAATTCGTATTCGAAGAGTTGTTTCCCGTCGGGCCATACGGGAGAGCGTTTTCCGGCCGTGGCGCGGCCATGCCCGTTGTCGATCAAGATTTTCATTTCGTATCGTTATTTTTAGGTTGTTGCCGGCTGGCGTTATTTTTCACCTCATTGTATTGGAGCAATAGTTCGGTTATCTTTTTAGGGTCTTTGGCTTTGGCCAACAACTCTACGATAGTTGTCATCTCCACCGCCGAGGATTTTATCGCTTTGAGATTTTCGCGGACGGAACGATACTCGGTATAGACGACACCCACGGCCGCCACGCCGGAGGCATACGGAAGCGAATAGATGCCGAACAGAATAGCCAGCAGGTCGAATAACATGAGCATTCCCGTTACTTTCCCGTAGTCGCCGAATTTCGAGAACGAACGTCTGAAACCATGACTGTCTCTGGGTATTTTCAATACTTTTGCTTTACGGATGCCGGTCGTAAAGTCGATTATCACGGCGCCGATCATCGCACACCAAACGACTGCTTCGAGCAGGAGTGCCCGATGAAATGCACGGCTTTCTATACCGGTCAGATCGACGATGTATCGCAAAATTTCGTGATTTTCCATTTGATGTGGTTTTATGAAAATAAATTGCCTTGTTTCAGCCGTTTCCGGCAAATGTCGATGTAGTCGGGATTCAGCTCGAATCCGATGTATTTTCTTCCTAATCGTCGTGCTACGACGGCCGTCGTGCCGCTACCCATGAAAGGGTCGAGGACGATTCCGCTTTCGGGACATCCGGCTTTAATTGGAATTTCGACCAATCGCATTGGATACATGGCATAATGCGCCTCTTTACTCGGTTCATACGGGATGCGCCATACACACCGCATATTCCGTCCGTGAGGATTTATGTCGATTTTCCCTTTGGGCCGTCCGCTGATTCTCCGGTATTCTATTCCTTTTCCACTCAGATTATGGGGCCTCTGATAACGGATGAACGTTGCAGGGGCATAAGGTTCGAATTGCTGTTGAAAGTAATAACGGCAGTTTTTGGTAAAGAAAAATATCTTTTCAAAATCTACCGTAAAGCGGTCGTGGACGCTTGACGGTATGCAGGCCGGTTTATGCCAAATGATTTCATTGCGCAGAATCCACTCGCGGAAGATCATTTCATCGGCAAACTTATTCGGAATATTGCACAATGATTTACGGAGGATACGAAGGCGTGCTGTATCGACCTGTTGATTATTTAGGCATGAATTGTTTTTTGAATGTTCGTGCCATTCGATCTTTTGCGGTCGGTTGTATTTAGGCGGATTGCTGTATGTGTCTCCCAAATTTACCCACAATGAACCGGAGGATTTCAATACTCGACGGCACTCGTCGAAGATGTGGCACAAATGCGCTATGTAACTATCGCGTGTAGGTTCCAAACCCAACTGTCCGAACCAACCGTCCGGCCACTCGATTCCGCCGATGCCGTAGTCTCGCATCTGCCAATAGGGAGGCGACGTAACGATGCAGTCCACCGATTCATCGGGAAGCGATTTCAGGCCGTTCAAAGCATCCGTTAGGTGAATAGTATTTAATTCCATTGCATTGATATTGACTTGTTAAACCAGGCCTGCGTCGATGATTTGTATTTCTCCGTGCTGCGAATATTCTTCGGGGCACGGAGATACCCGATGGGCGCGTCGTAATACGGGACGGTAAAACCGGAACAGGTAGGACGACAGCGTGGCGACGGCTGCGGTGAGTTTTTGTGTATAGGCAGTCCACAGATCATTGGCGCGAATCGACAAATACCATTCGGCGAGTATATAGTAGCGCAATATTTCGGTGGCGCTCCGTTCGACGCCTTGCAGCTCTGCGTGGCTGTAAAATTCATCTTCGTCGCGGCTTACGCGGGCTGCGAACGTAAGGCCGCATGCGTCGCCCTCGGTCGTTATCGGCTGGCAGTCCGGTACAATGCGTCGGAAATGATGCAACAGGGCGAGCAACGCTTGCGCGATGTGCTCGTCGAAGAAGGGGCGCTCGTCGATCGTCATGGCGTATCGGTCGAACATATCTTGCCCTGTCTCGTTTTCTAACATGCGGGCGTTGTAGGCCGTCTCCGTACTCGTAGCACGGAAAAGGTTGGATTTGAGCCATGACAGCCGGAAGAGTTTGTTTTCGCGCGTAATCATAATATGCGGTAAGGTCTTTCGGTATGGGTACTGCGTATCTGGTCGCGCAGCCTTTCTACTGTGGTTTCGTATAAGGAGCGGTAAAGTTGGAACAGCGGAATGTCCCGCCCGCCGTACCACCAGCAGAGCATCCCGTATTTCAGCGCGTCTTTTACCTCAACTGCGATACTCTCCGGTGGTATGCCGGGGTCGAGGTACACCCGATATTGCAACAGGTCGGGGATGAACAGCACCTCGCAGACCTGTTTTCGGAGGGCTGTACGGAGGGCCTTGGACACGCTGTGAAGATTGACGTAGAACGTATCGAGCAGCGACCGGTCGAGCGTATGCGTCGCCGCGATGGATTGTCCGGTTTCTGTCGTGCGGTTGCGGTAGTCGATGAGCGTTTGATCCATGCACTCGTTGAACAGCGCCATGCAGTCTATCTTCACGTCGAATTTCATAATGCAGAGAGTATTTCCATTGCGCGTGCCTCGGCCGTTTTCGCTCCGTTTGCATCGTTGGCCACGCCTAATACCAATGCTCCGAGCATCCATGCCGTAGTCTCTGCGAGCCGTTCGGGGTAGGTGTCGTCGAGGCTCGTGTAAGCGATGTATTCACCTTCGGCGATGCGGTGCTGTGCCTCTGTTACGCTGAAATACCGGAGCCGTGTCCCACCGTGTGTAAGCAGTACGACGGGTTTTGCCGTACCGCCCCGCGTTACGGGGTGATACTGACGTCGGGCGGCGGGATGTTCTTCCGGAATCGCCGCCAGCACCGGACGCTGCCAGCCCTCCATACGCAAGCGTGCGAGTTTGAGAAAATCGTCCGGCAGGTCGATTTCGCCGCTTCCGTCGGTGTGCGGCCTCAACACGCACTCCGTAAGAGCAGCCCGATTCGGGATTACGTGCAGCGGAGCAGCCAGCAACACCCGCCTGCCCGCTTCGTCGATGAACTCCTCCAACGGAAAGTGCGGCCCGTTGGCATCGTTATCGTCGGGGTAAACCTCGTCGATGCACCGCAGTGCCTTTGTGATGATGTATTTGCGCATTCCTACCATTGGATGAACAGTACGTTTCGTTTCGCCGCTTCGATTTTGATGTCGTCCTTCTTCATGCCTGCCGGAACGACGTAATCGAGATTGGCTTGCAGCCATGCCCGGGCGGATGCCACCGACGTTATGGTTTCCTCCCGAATCGCGTTGTCAGGGTCGGGCAGTAGCGCTTCCAAATCGACGGGTATGTCGTTCGGTGCCGAAGTGTCGGCCTCTGCGGTCGGCTCCTTTTCCCAGAAAGTAGTTCCGTAGGCATAATGTTTTTTGAGAGCTTCGATAACCTCCGGGTCGGAGGTGGTATAGGTACTCTCGCCAATGCCGCCGAAATAAACCTCCGGCTCGAAACGGATCGCTTCCATACGTCCGTCCCGAAGGCGGACGGACGTGCGGTATTTCTTGTTGTTGAGTACATAGAATGTAGCCATGTCGTAGGTCTGTTTAGGCAGCAGAGGTCGTACATCTGCTACGGTGTGTTTATTTTACCGTGATAACCGCATGGGTATCGGGGTTGAGAACTGCGAGCGTATGGCTTTCGTCGATTCGCACGTCCGTCGAGCGGGAAAGTCCGACCTTATCGCGTTCGAGTTCCGTCGCTTCCAGCGGTTTGCGCTCGGCACGATAGATATTCGCAGGGTCGATCACGATCGCGGCCTTGCTGTATCCGTATTCGTTCAGCAGGTCGTGGGGCTTCATCAGCAGCTCTCCATCGGGCGTGGCGATACGGTGGAATGTGATACCGAACACGACCTCGGTATTACCGGCTTCGAGCTGTTTGACGACGGTAGAGGCCCCCGCGATCTGGCGGCCGAAGTCTTTGCCATAGAACATGACGCGGCGTTCGCTGCCGTTGTTGCCGCAGAAGATGTCCGAGGCCCAGCCGTAGATAAGGTCGTTGGTGATCTTGCTCTCGGCCCCCATGTCGAGGCGTTTGTCGATCTTGCGGAGCATCCCGTCGCTCATGTATTTCACCTTTCGGGAAATGGGATCGACGATCTGCTGCTTCACTCCGAACAGCGCATCGGCCTCGTTGGTCATGCGGAAATCCAGAAGCGCCTGTTCCTTCATGTCGAGCAGCCCGAACTGTACGTCTTTCTCGGTGAGTTTCTGGTAGAGACCTTCCGATACGGTCGTCATGTGGATTTGGCAGTAGTTGCTGTCGCTGTACGGCATCTGGCTGGGGTCTTCGGACATACCCGCGTTTTCGTGCTTGGCGACGCCGAGACGATAGAGCGGCGTATCGGCCGGCAGCGCGGGCAGCGTTGCCGCGTTGAGCGGGAAAATCGTGATTTTGTCTTGGCTGATAGCGTCTGTGGCGACGATGTGGCAGATGAGCGGATTGAGCGAGATGCCGCCCGATGCGACGGGAGAGGCGACCTTCGTGTCGTTATCGACCTCGAAGGTCGGAAACAGCACGTTGCCGTCCACCGAGAAGATGTGCGCGTTCGTTACGGTGATTTGCTTCGCTCCGCTCGCTTCGCCGGAGACGGCGTAGGCCGTTTTGATCTTACTTTGCACACCGCGTCCGCGCACGCTGTAATACTGATATTCGACCGATTTACACGGGACGGTCTCGATTTCCCGCAGGATTGTATCCATCGGAAACAGCGACGGGTTGATCTTTGTGATCTTCTTGGAAATCGTCGGGCGGTTGATGTCCTGTTCCTCAGCCGTCCCGTCCTCTTTCGGCGGCTTGGTGGTCAGAACCGTGCCTCTCATCGTCTGCTCGGCGGTCGCCGCTGCGCTGCCGGCAGCCACGAGAACCCCGCCCAGATCGTCCGGCGCGAACCATGCGAGGAGTTCATGAAACAGATACGCACTTACAGCACATGCGCAGACGGCGAACAGGCCGTAGAGAAATTTGTTGTTTTTCATATTGTCGGTAATTGATTAGAATCTTCGTTTGTTGCGGCGGGTTATCACCTCGTCGATTATATCTTTGTCCGTTTCGGAGGCAGATGTTGCCTCAACGCCGCCGCCGTCTGCCGGCAGTCCGTCGGTCTTTTGCGCTCGTACACGGCGGGTCTCGATTTGTTCGTTGCGTCCTTCGACCTTACCTGTCTCGCGGGCCTCGGCGACAGCCGTATCGTACACCCATCCTTGATAGAGTTTCGTAAGGATTTCTTTGTTCACCTTGCCGTCGAGCAGGTTGGCGAGGATTTCGTTGTCCACCCATGCGACGAATCGCTGCTGTTCTTCTTCGCTCAATCCTTGTTCGGCGAAGAACGCATCGACATCCGTTTTGCTTCGGGCCATATTCTTTTCGCGGGTTTCGACACGGGCTTTCATGTCCGCGAGACGTTTGGTGCGTTCCTCGGCGGCTTGTTTGTAGGCTTCGTAGTCCGGCTCTCCCTCCGGCACGGCCAACTCCGATGAATCGAACTGCCGGGCGATAGCGACCTGTACGGGGATTCCGTTGGCCACATCTTCGATGATCTGCGCAAATTCGGGATAGGCTTGTACGACCTCCATAATTGTCTTGTTGGCCGCCTCGTGGCCTGCGATCTTTTTGTCGCTTTGTGTGAGGTAGTCGTAGAGTGCCTGTTCCAGTTCGTCGTCGTCGCCGAATTCCCGGTCAGGGAATTTGGCCGTCATGTATTCGCGCACACGCGAGACGTGCGGCGTTTGTTCCTGTTCTTGAACGGTGTTTTCTTCCTGCATTTTTACCGATTGATTTTGTGCGTGATATATTCTGCTGTAAAAGTATGTTGTTTGTTAATTTTCAAGAAGTTATAATTATCACTATTATTGCGATGAACGCAGAAAACATATCACTATGAGCAAAGGAAAACGGGTGCGGGACGAGGTTCCCGAAAAGATTTTGAAGAGACACAACGAAATACGCCGCCGTTACGAAGAGATGCTCGCACGTGAACGGGCCGAGAATCCCGAACGGCTGAAATATCTGTCCAAGACTTATTTCGTGGATATGATATGCAAAGACCCCGTGATCGGGTTAAGTCCGAATTATGTCCGGCGCATCATCAACGGACGCATCTGATGTCCGGGCAATACTGGCGCAGAATGAAATTCGGGTAAAGCGACTTTTCGCCCCGTACAATCCTCTCACCGGCGAAGGGTCGCCCATCGAACGTGTCCGGCTCTATTTCACACCGGACAGTTATGTACTTATCCCTGCTTATATGGCTGCGACACCGACCGTCGCCGCTATTATTGCTGCCGGCGGGGTCGGATGTTATGCCACCGCAGAAGGCATCGACCTCGGCACGATGTACGGAACCGTCCACCGGCTGCGTGCCGTGTACGATTTCGAGTTTTGGTGTATTTCGTGCGTCAAGATTTTCGATAAGACGTCGGGGCGCCTCGTGCCGTTCAAGCTGCGGCGGGCGCAGCTTAAATTAGTGCGTATCCTTCTTTGCGACCTGTTCACGGGAAAGCCCGTGCGCATCGTGCTGCTCAAAGCCCGGCAATGGGGCGGCAGTACGGTCGTGCAGATGTTCATGGCATGGATACAACTGTTCCACCGTTCGGGATGGAACAGCGTGATCGTGGCCGACGTGGAGGATCAGGCGCGGACGATCCGTGCGATGTATTCGCGCATGGCCCGGCGGCATCCGGTCGAAATATGTTCCGTTCAATTCTGTAATTTCGAAGGTTCGAGTAAAAATAAAATGCTCGTCGATCGGGATTGTGTCGTCTCGATCGGCTCCATGCAGAAGCCTGACAGCCTCCGTTCGGGTGATATGAAGATGGCTCATTTGTCAGAAGTCGGTTTGTGGAAAAAAACGAAGGAACGCAAACCGGAAGATGTGATACAGACGATTCTCGGCTCCGTGCCGCGCGAGCCGTTCACGGTCGTCGTGCTGGAATCGACGGCCAAAGGAATCGGCAACTTTTTCCACGATACATGGTGCGAGGCGGTGGACGGACGATCGGCCTATACGCCGTTATTCGTGGCATGGTACGAGATAGACATATATTATAAGCCGTTCGTCAGCGAGCGGCAAAAGACGGAGTTCGTGCACTCCATGACACGCGACGAGCTGGCGCGATTCCATGCCGGCGCAACGCTGGAAGGATTGAATTGGTACAGGGAGAAGCGACGCGAGTATTCGACCGATTGGCAGATGTGCAGCGAGTTTCCCTCAACAGCCGAAGAAGCGTTCCAGACCACCGGGCGCCCCGCGCACGATCCGCTCTACGTTCGGCAACTCCGGCCATATACCCGCGAGCCGCTCTATGTCGGCGAGCTGGTGGCCGATGCGACGTGTGGCCCCGAAGTGCTGCAAAACATTCGTTTCGTGCCCACGCCGACAGGTGATTTCTACGTATGGAAATTACCCGACACCTCACGCCGCATCGCCGATCGTTATGTGGTGGCACTCGACATCGGCGGCCGTAACCCCAATGCCGATTACAGCGTGATTTCGGTAATCGACCGCGCGGCGATGATCGACGGCGGTGTGGAGGAGTGTATCGCCACCTATCGTTTTCACCTCGACCAAGATTTGACGGTGTGGCGGGCCGTGCAGGTCGCCGAGTGGTTCTGTCATGCACTGCTGGCCGTCGAAGCGAACAGCCTCGACCCCAAAGGACAGGAGGGAGACCATACGCTGACGATTCTCGACACGATAAAAGAACACTATGATAATCTGTTCTCGCGGACAGACCCCGTACAGATCCGCGAGGGACGACCGAAGCGTTACGGGTTCCACACGAACGCTGCCAGTAAAACAGACCTTGTTACGCAGATGACCAAACGCCTGCGCGAAATCCTTTATATCGAACGCGACAAGCGGGCGTTGGATGAAATCGAGTGGTATGAGTTAAAGCCCGACGGTAGCTATGGGGCTGTCGAGGGTAAGCACGATGATATTTATATGAGCCGAGCGATTGCACTGAAAGTGTCGCAACTCATGGAACTACCGGTCGAACTGCGAACGAATACAACCTATTCGGACGTATCTGTCGTATTTACGGAAGCGACTATGTAGCTGTTTATATGTTAAAATATTAAAAGCGCGTATTTTGTCGTATTTGAGATATTTTTTGTCTTATTTGCAAAATTTAAACAGTACAAAATTTCGTAATTTTGAGGTAGTAAATAACTGAAAATGTACTCTTCATCGTCCTTAATTTTTTTTGTTCAAAATTAGTTGGTGAAGAGCCCTCCTCTGATACGCAAATTGCGGAAGAACGGCGCAATC